TTCATTCATCTGCTCCCACTTCTTCTCTAGTGCGGATACAGCTTTGGCATACTGGTTAGACATGATGTCTGATGTGTCAGAGACGGATAGCCAATCACAGAATACTTGCTTGTCTGTGTCTGTCTTAGCGATGAGATCCTCGATAACTTTGATCTCTGGTGGAGTGATTACAATGGCTGGCTCTGGTGCGGGCAGATCTTCCCCCGCATATATGTATGCACCTAGTCCATGCATGGCTAAACCTTTGGTCAAGCAGCGCATCTTTGATGTGTTGATCTGGAATGCATTGGGATTTGGGATAGGCTTGTTGCGATGGTCAAGCACTGGTAGCCACATCTCATGGCTTAAACCGTCGATAGTGACATCACAGTGTACCGTCATTGTACCGTCACTGTGGATTTCACTCTCCCTGAAAAAGTAATTAGAGTCAGGGTAGTGGTCTTTGGTTACCGCCCAAGCCCATGCCCATGACAGGTAGGTGAGATTACCTTTCTTCTCAGTGTGATCGTTGACGTTGATACTGCTTAAAGTTTTCCATACGCTCATTTGATATCCCTCAGAATTGCGTTGATCTGGTCGAGACTATCCTGTGCGGAGTAGCCCCTGATGTATGCCTCAGAACCATTCTTGTCATGGCCCTTCCCGTTCTTACAGTCTGCTTGACCCTTGATGAAGTCACCGATGAAGTCTGTGTACTGCTCGGTGGATTCGTACACCTTACCCTTGGCGAGAATCACAAGGCCACCGCTGATCGATATGCGCTAAGATCATCCTGATGGCGCTGCTCTAGTGCGTGGTTCTCCCGCTCCTCTTCCATCAGATCCTCACTGATACGATCTAGTTCACGATGGCACAACTCTAGGATGGCGAGATCACCTTTGCTGATGTCACACTCGTCCGCTAACCTGGCTATCTCGAATGTGAAATCACTTAGCTCTTCTGCTAACTGCTGCTTGTTCATGTCTTTCCTTATCTGCTGATTGAGTTAGTAAGATAATCTAATTAAATGGGTCTGTCAACTTGTTTTTATAAAAGATGTTTGATAAGGTGCAGTCAACTAGGGGGGGGTAAAGAGTGTCATTACTTACCCCATTACTGGTGAAATAGATAGGTTGAATGGGTTGAAGGGAAACACTGGAAGGGTTCAACCCTTTTTATTTGGCAACAATTAAATGGTGAAGAATTGGTAATTTGAAATTCCAATTAATCGGAGAAGTTATGAGAACACTAGAGTTAACAGAGTTCCTAGAGCATTCAGGAAAGAGTCTGCATAGATTTGCAGTAGAGTTGAGATTGTCACCGCCTAAAGTTCACTACTGGCGGCACAACTGCAACTGCCTAGTCGATTTCGAGGGCGATAAAGTACATGCAATACGGCTAGTAAAGGATAAGCTAGTCTACGAGGGATAAAGAAAGGCCCACCTAAGTGGGCCGTGGGGCGAGGGGAACCCCCGTGTCAATCAGCAAGAGAGACAATTGAAGTTTATCAGATATCAATTTAGAAAAAAGGTTTTATTTATCACCGGATGGTGTTAGATTAAATGTGTCGGCGGGATTACCAGTCCCTGAAGGCCGATCGGACAAAGTAAGGAAAAAACCGTGCTCAACCGACACGGCCACATTGTCCCATAACGTCCTTCAACGTGCAATAACATGCGTTAACGTGTGTCTATTCAATTCCTGCCGATGGAAAGTGGCGCTTAACTGTGCGTCCAATCCAAATAGCGGTAATTCGTGAGCATGTTTTAGGTCTGTCCACTTGACCCGATTCACGTCCTATATGCAGCAGACCCCAAGCGGGGGTTGTATGAGTTGCGTCATACAGAAAGCGAAAGCTATGAGTACCGCATCTTCGGATGTACACATGTAAGACCTAACGCTGCTAGCGCCAGTCAAGGTTATGTGTTGCAACAGGGAAAAAGTGGAGCTGTGCCTAAAATAAATTGGAGGTGATATGGAACTAAGAGAGCATCAAGCGAGAGCGATTGAGATGTGTAGGGACTCAGTCAGGAAGGGCAATAAGAGGATCATGTTGGCAGCACCATGTTCATTCGGCAAGACTAGGGTAGCGGTAGAGATGCTAGCCAATGCTGCAAAGAAGGGGAAAGAGGGCATCTTCATCTGTGATCGTATCAAGCTGGTTCAGCAAACGGTTGCAGAATTCGACAAGCATGGGATAGAGGCGGGAGTCATTCAGGGGTGGGATCATCCTCGCGCTAACTGGCATGCACCCATTCAGATAGCATCCATTCACACACTAGCAAGGCGCAGAAACTGGCCGATGTCTAGGCTCATCATCGTCGATGAGGCGCACGTTCACTATAAGACCACCACCACACTCATGGAAAAGTACAGTCGAGTGCCTGTTATCGGTCTATCAGCTACACCATTCAGCAAGGGATTAGGCAATCACTATGATGATCTGATTGTACCCATCACTGCTAGCCAGTTAACCGACAAGGGATACTTAGCACCTGCCAAATACTACGGTGGATCAAAACCTAATCTAAAAGGCATTAGGTCGAAACGACTGAACACTGGAGCATCCGACTATGATCCAGGCCAGCTAGGCGAGCGGATGGAAAAGGATATTAAGTTAGTCGGGGACATCATCGACAACTGGAAGAGGTACGGGGAGAACAGCCAGACAATCGCATTCTCACCTAGCATCAATCACAGTAAGACAATGGTTAAGATGTTCAACGATGCAGGGATTCCCGCCGAGCATATCGACGGATACATGGATGATGCTGAGAGACAGATACTGTACCGCGAACATGACGAGGGCAAGTTTAAGATACTGTCATGCAGTCGATTGTTAAATACTGGATACGATGCGCCCAGTGTGCGGTGCTTGATCGACGCATTCCCCACTAAGTCTCTATCGAGTTACGTCCAGCGTATAGGTCGGGTGTTAAGACTACACAAAGACAAGCCCCACGCAATCATCCTCGACCATGCGGGTAACGTGGCCAAGCATGGATTCGCGGAAGACGTAGTACCTGATACTCTGCACGATGGCGAGAGAGAATACAGGGAGCGCGATCAAACCAAAGAGAAGAAAGAACCCAAGACAATGGACTGCCCCGCCTGTTTCCAGACCATGATCATGCCTCGATGCGTGTGTGGTTACGAGGTGCCCAAGGCTGAGTTGCTAAAGACGGACAAGCAGATTCTCACTGAGATTAAGCGGGAAGACAAGGGCCGTTGGCTATACGAGTTCCAATACTACGCACTCCAGAAAGGATACAAACCTGGATGGGCAGCATGGGCATACAAGTCTAAGTTTGGAGTGTGGCCTAGAGTCATGGCAGTTCCAGGCGAACGGATGCCAGAGGTGCAAAGCTACGTTAAACACTTACAGATCAAGAGGGCGAAGAATGTTGAACGAGATTTTAGAAAGGCTGGATAAGGTACGCAGACATGGTGACAGATATAGGGCTGTATGTCCTGTGCATGACGGCAACAATCCCACAGCACTATCACTGAAGGAGGAAGACGGAAAGGTTTTAATTCACTGCCATGTATGTCTGGCGAATGGGCCAGATGTCGTGCAAGCAATCGGGTTAACAGATGCCGCGTTGTTCCGAGATGCACCACAAAGAACGGACGGAAAAAGTTACTTTTCTAGGGAGCAGAAAGAGGTAGCCACAGAGGATAAGTTCTTTATAGAGATTTACAACAACCAGATAGCGAACGGACATCAACCTAGCAGGGAAGAGTACCGGAGATACAGATTAAGTCAGCAACGAGTGAAGATACTGGAGTCAGCATGAGACTAGAAGCAGAGACAATAGAGATGACCATCGACAATCGGGATGGTCTGGAGCAGATGCTACAAATGTTTAGCGAGACGGACATTGAGTTCCCCGTCAGGTTAACCATAGACAAGAGGAAGAAGACTAGAACGTTGATCCAGAATAACACGGCTAACAAATGGTATCGTGACTGTGAGAAACAGGGAGATATGAAAGCGTGGGAATACAAGGCGTATTGTAAGCTGCACTTTGGAGTGCCCATCCTGCGTAGAGACAGCGTGAAGTATAAAGAAATGTATGATACAAAGGTCAAAGAGTTTCCATATGAAACCAAGCTGATGTTCATGGCTGAACCGTACTCGTTTCCTGTCACGTCTATGATGAATGTGGCACAACATAGCGAGTTCCTAGAGATGGTCGAACGGCATTTCAGCCAGCAAGGATTCCAACTAACGGAGGTGAGGAAGTGACAAAGTTAACTAGAGGTAATGAGCGTAGCATCACGCCCAAGTTATTGACGTTTGCGGAGAAAGAGGCAGCGCGTATTAAACTGGAGCGAGACATGGAAGAGTTCTTTGCGCGAGATGGATTCATCCGCGAGATTCCACAGGGAAAGTCAGCTATCAATCTAAAGAAAGGCTTGCGGTGAGGAGCAAAGGCAATGCTCCAAGTGCTGAACAGAAGAGGTGGCATGATCAAGTGGCTAGCTTGGGATGTGTCGAATGCTTTTCCCCTGCACAAATCCACCATCCAGTGGGCGCAACAGCCAAGCATAACAAGATAGCGATAGGCCATTGGTGGGTGCTACCGTTGTGTGAAGAGCATCATCGGGCCTTGCATGCGGGTGAATCTTTCGAGTATGACAGTAGAAAACTGTTTGAAAAAGGGGAGTATGCTAGAATACTGGACGATAATAATCACCCTGTGCCTGAAGAGGTAGAAGCAGCGATTATGGACTATCACAGATGAGCAAGTACGCGAGAAAGAAAGACGATAATCATGATGAGATTGTCGATGAATTCAAGCGTCTTGGATGTGGCGTGAAAGACGTGCACAATCTGCCAGACTTTGTAGACATCATCATCTGCTATAAGGGCCAGACAGTCATGGTCGAGATCAAGGATGGAGCTAAGCCACCAAGCGCGAGAAAGCTAACGAGTGGTGAGAAGAAATTCAGCGATGAGTGGATAGCGAAGGGCGGAAAGTGGGCTTGCATTACTAACACTTGGGAAGCAAACGAACTGGTCAAAAGCATTGGGTGAAGTGTCGATTCTCGACCGGAACGCAGAGCAAGTGCGGGATGCGTTGAGGGATTTGATCGAGCAATGTGAGAGCGGGGATATATCAGGTGCGGTGATCATCACCGAGCATCAGGATTACTTTGATTTAGTAATGCCTGGAACCTTCTCAACTGACCCAGAATCTATAGCTAGCGTGGTTGGTCGCTTGCATATCGCGTCAAATATTTTTTGCGGCATGGTGGAAGAGGATGAGTGACAGCACTGAGCAACATTTAGATTTTTGCAACACTGAAAACCAAACTGAAATTATCAAGATGCGTATCAGCGGCATGAGCAATGTTGAGATTGGTGCGGAGTTGGGGCGAGACCCGAAGCGCATCAGCGAGATCGTGCAAAAAGTACATCGACGCGCAGCCGCATCAGGCATAGCACCTGATCAAAATTTGAACAGGGAAGTTGCCCCAGGATTTACCACCAAACGAGTCAGCACCGCCTATAACATGGACAACGAGATTGTGCTGCAATGGCACATCCAAGAGCCAGAAAAGGTCAAGCTGGAAGAGTTAATAGCCCAATTTGTAGATGGATTTAAAGATGAAGTCACCGGAATCCACACTCCCATTGACCCGCCTAGAAGCACTGATGACGATCTCATGGTTAGCTATCTTATTGGTGATCACCATCTTGGCATGCTCGCTCACCACACTGAGACAATGGGTGATGACTACGATGTCAAGATTAGCCAGAATCTTTTAGAAAATGCAATTGATCGTCTAGTTGGATCGGCACCATCTGGTGAGGTCGGGGTGCTTGTGAACCTTGGCGATTTCATGCACATAAACGACTCGACTAGCTCAACGCCTAATTCTAAAAATCTACTAGACTCAGACGGTCGATACTCTAAGACCATTCGCGCTGCTAGTAATGTGATAAAGCGTACGGTATTGCGTATGTTGGAGAAGCATAATCAGGTATGGCTTGTGAACGTCAGGGGAAATCATGATCCTGATGCGGCGTTGTGGTTGAACGAGGTAATGCGCTTGTACTTTGAAGATGATCCCCGCGTCAAGGTATTTGATAACGCGAGTAAATTTATTTGGTGGCAGTGGGGCAAAAATCTAGTCGTGACCCATCACGGTGACAGGATCAAGATGTCTAATTTGCATGGGTCAATAGTCAGTAACTTGAGGCAAGAATGGGGCGAGTCAGATCATACTTTTGTTTGGACAGGACACATACACCACAAGAATCAAGAGGAATACGGGGGCGCATTGTTCGAGTCTTGGAACATCCTAGCACCCGCAGACGCTTGGCACAGTGGCTCTGGCTATGCCAGTTCGCGAAGTATGACCTGCGTAATCCTCCACAAATTGTACGGGGAGCAAGGCCGATTGAAAGCGAATATTCAGGAGCTGATGTGAGCGCACTAGACAGACAAATTTCAGGTAGCCATTACAAGACGATGAAGATTCAGCCGTTGGAATATGCTTTAGAAAACGACTTGGGCGTATGTGAGCATGCGGTGATCAAGTATGTGTCGAGATGGAGAGAGAAAGGGGGAGTGGATGACCTGAGAAAAGCCATCCACTATTGTGAGATATTGATTGAGCGGGAAGCTACCTAGTCACAATCCGGTTCGATGTTTTGATAATCGGGAATGAGTCCGGCGCAAACGTCTTGGTTGTATTGTTCGGCCTGTTTCAGCTCATGGTTGAATTCGTCGTTACTCAGCCAGATAAAAGCAAAGGTGAGGACAGCGGCGAGGATTATTTTTTGGTATGTGTTCATTGGCTTATGCCCTCATCTCGTATTGTTTGATTGTCATAAAAGTCCCAATACTCCCCTAACTTTCTTGCGTAATTGTCAAATGTGAGGTGATTCTTGATTGACCACTTTTCAATGATTGGCTGCCCGTATGCGTCCTCATCAACGACAATATCCACGACAGTTTTCTTAACGTTCGCATATCGCCAGCCTGACTCTGCTATGGGGTTATTACAGACCCACACGCGGTGAGGATAGTTGACGACTGGCAGCCAACTATCTTCAGGGCTGTTTATCACATAATCGAATGAGGTGTCGTATCCTTTATGCTTGAATGTGCCAATAACGTTTTTTATCTCTCTGATTGGTGCGTATGCCATGCTGTAAACCCTCTGTTGTTTGATGTATAATTCGTTAGTACGGAATAAATACTAAACATTGAATAAAAAAATGTAAAGCTCTAGTTGTTCTGTGGTAAAGCCTAGGCAAACGCCGGGGAACTTTACGAAAAAGTCACTAGATGTTTTGTGGGCGTGATCTTTAAAATCTAAATCAATCACAACATCGTCCGCCCATCTTGCACACTCGCAATAAGCAAGGGCCATTGT